CCACAAAAAGAAGAAGATCCAGAAGAAACGGTAGAAGAAGAGAAAGCATCTGAACCTAAAGTATCAAAGAAAGAAAAAGCTGCTACTAAAATAGTCAAAAAGATTGATGATAAGGCAAGATATGATGATGCTGCTCAGACTAAAACTTTAATTGTTATGCAGATATTAGGAAATACAAAAACTTTTTTTGAGTCTCAGTCTTACATACAAGATACAAACGTAACTGAGTATTTAAACAAGACAATAGATGATCAGTATGGTATGTTATTTAATATGGCACAAGATAGTACAATTCAGGAGATGATAGATGCCCAGTATTGAATATTCGGGAATGAAGGTATCTGGAGGTAAGGCCTTCGCTATACTTACTCTGTTAGGCGCATTAGGTAGTGGCGCATGGGCAGTCTTTGAGTTTTGGAAAGATTATCAAGACATGAAAGGTAAAATACTAGAATATACTGCTCCTGATTTATCTCACTATGATGAACAACTCGCTGTTTTAAAGTCAGAGATAGATATGATATTGCAAGAAATAACCATAATATCTGATGTGGCACGTGATATGCGTTCAGATATGAAAGCTGATTTACGTCAACAATCTGGAGATATTCGACACATAACCGAAATTGTAAATGACGTGGAAGATAGACAAAAAGCTGACAATAGAGAACTTTTAAATGAGATGAAATTACTAGAAGAAAACCTTGACTTAAAGATTAATAAGGCTTTAAATAACCCTTTAAGCGGTATGTCCGCAAAAACAAAATAGGAGTGCACCCATGTGTAATTGTAAAACAGATTCGGATTGTATATGTCGCCTAAGATAGAAATTAAAACAGTTCTACCTTATTTGGTGTTATTTGGAACTTTAGCAATGACATGGGGTATGTGGTCTGAACGCCTTAATGCCGTAGAAAAGAAGGCAGATAGTGTTGCACAAATGCAACAGGACATTGCCGTAATAAAAACACAAATACAAGCTATTGATGAAAAAATGGGTTGGATGGAAGAGTTTCTAATTAAGAACTATAATGAGTATTAATGAAACAATGTCAGATATGTGGATGTCCTTGTCACTGCACTTTAGGAACACCATGTATGTGCGAGTGTCCGAGGTGTGTGCATGACGATCAGCAGATCTCAGATGAGACAACAAATAATGAAACCGGGAAGGAGTAAAAAGAAAAATGGGAAAACTGTGTCCAAGAGGAAAAGCCGCCGCAAAGCGTCGCTTTAAAGTCTATCCTAGCGCATATGCAAATATGTATGCAAGCGCTGTTTGCTCTGGAAAGATTACTCCAGGGGGTAAAAAAGGTGCTAAGAAAAAAGCTGATGGTGGTATGATTAATCAAATTTCACAAGAAAGAAAAAAAGTTTCTAACTTTAAACAAGGCGGTATTGCAAAAGGTTGCGGTGGCGTTATGGAAAATAGAAGAAAAGTCACTAAACGTTTGTAATGAAAACAAAAGATCCCAAAGTTGGAACTGGTAAAAAACCAAAAGGATCAGGAAGAAGATTATATACAGATGAAAATCCAAAAGACACTGTTGGTATTAAATTTGCTACTCCGACTGACGCAAGAAAAACAGTTGCAAAAGTGCGAAAAGTTAAAAAACCTTTTGCGAGAAAAATTCAAATTCTTACTGTCGGTGAACAAAGGGCAAAAGTAATGGGTAAAAGTGAAGTTGCTAATATTTTCAAAAAAGGTAAAGATAGTATAAGGAGACAACATGGCAAAAAAAGGGCTTAGAGCTTGGGTTAAAGAAAATTGGGTTGATATAGCTAACCCAAGAAAAGATGGTTCTTTTCCTAAATGTGGTCGTAGCGGTGGAGAGAAAAGAGCAAAGTATCCTAAGTGTGTCCCCATAGCTAGAGCAAGAGCTATGTCCAAAGGTCAAAGACGATCAGCAGTCAGTAGAAAACAAAAAGCAGGAAATCCTGGCGGTAAGCCAACAATGGTCAAAACAATTGTCAAGAAAAAAACAAGCAGAAAAAATAAAGCTTGATGTAATTAATTGGTCTAAGACTGTCTTAGAACCAATAAATAAACACATAGGTTTCCCTGCATGTCCCTTTGCAGCTAAATGGAGAAAAGATGATAAAGTCAGAATTGAAGTTCGTATGGATAAGTCCAAATACGAAAAACAACTAACTGATGTAATTAAGTCTTGGAATAAAAAACAACACGATATTATTATTTATTGTGATCCCTTTTTTGAACAATATACTCCTGAACAATTTCAAGATAAGATAGATTTTTATAATAAAACCTACAATAGACGAGATGTCTATTTTATGGGTTTTCATCCTGAAACTCCCGCAGATCCCGATGAACAAGAGTTTTTATGTGATCCCACAGAAGATCCTGTAGAACATTCTGATTTAGAGTATTCTATGATGCTTATACAAAAGTTTAAACAACTCTATGATGCAAGTTGCAAACTGCATAAGATAGGCTATTATGAGAAATGGCCTAAAGACTATTACGAGGAAGTAGTAGCTGAAAGGCAACGTACGTACGAACAACTAAATAAGAAGAGGTAATTACCATGATGAAAAAAAAGCAAGTAATTAAAAAACGAGGCGGAGGCATGGCTAAGAAAAAACAGGTCATGAAGAAGCGCGGTGGCGGTATGGCAGCTAAAAGAATGATGGGCGGCGGTATGGCTAAGAAAAAGCAAGTCATGAAGAAACGTGGCGGCGGAATGATGAAGAAAAAGTAATTTAGTATGGCTACTTCAGGTACAACAAGTTTTGATTTAAATATCGATGATGTCATAGAAGAATCTTTTGAAAGAATCGGTAAGCAAACAAGAACAGGCTATGATTTAAAATCAGCTAGAAGAAGTTTAAATCTTCTATTGTCTGAATGGGGCAACAGAGGAGTTCATCTTTGGAAGGTGACAAATCATACTCAAAATCTGGTAGCCACTACTACAACTTACACTGCTCCCGCTGATTGCAGTGATGTCTTAGAAGCAGTTTTTAGAAATGGTAGTACAGATACTACTATGACAAAAATTTCGAGATCAGAGTATCAAGCTATTCCGAATAAAAGTTCTACAGGTACACCTTCACAGTATTATGTAAGAAGAAATTTATCTAATGTTCAAATAAATTTATATCTAACTCCTGATACAACAGATACTCAAATCAATTATTTTTATGTAGCTAGGATTGAAGATGCAGGTGCTTACACCAAAACACCTGATGCTCCTTATAGGTTTTTACCTTGTATGGTTTCAGGTTTGTCTTTTTACCTTGCTCAGAAACATAGTCCAGGTAGAGTTCAAGAAATGAAACTCTACTATGAAGATGAATTACAAAGAGCATTAACAGAAGACGGACAAAGAACTTCTGTTCATTTGGTACCACAAAATTATTTTAGGGCATAATCATGGCTTTCGCAGTTGGAAAATATTCACAAGCAATTTGTGATAGATGCGGACAACAATATGATTATCTAGATTTACGAAAAGAATGGAACGGGCTATTAGTTTGCCCTGAATGTTACGAACCAAAACATCCTCAATTAGATCCTCCTTATCACGCACCTGACCCTGAAGCTATTAAAAATCCAAGGCCAGATGTACCTCAAGCAGTTGTTGTATTTGTAGGAGCTCCAGGAGATAGTAGTTTTGAATCCAATGGTATGCAGCCTTCAACAGAAATCAGGAAGTTGCTAATTGCTACGAAAGTTGGTAATGTAACTGTGAGCACATCATGAATTATTCTGAACTTGTATCTAATGTAAGAGACTACGCTGAAGTAGGATCAGAGGTTTTAACTGATTCTCTTATCAATACATTTCTCGTAAATGTAGAAAACAAAGTTCAAAGAGAATTAGATTTAGATGCTTTTAGAAAATTTCAGTTTTCTAGCTTTACAATAGGAAGTCCTTTTATCACAATGCCAGATGACTTTGCTTTTGAAAGAGGAGTTCAGATAAAAGATCAAATTACCGGGGATAGAACTTGGCTAGAACAAAAAGATACAACATTTATTGATGAATATAATGTTGACAGATCAGATACAGGCACTCCTAAATATTACGCTAACTGGGATCAAAATACACTTATTGTAGCTCCCACTCCTAACGCAGCTTTTGAAATTGAGTTATGGTATAATAAAACACCTGATAGGCTATCAAGCACAAACACCACAACTTATTTATCTAATAACGCACCCGAAGTTTTAATTTATGGCACAGTTGTTGAGGCTTTTTCCTACTTGAAAAATCCTACATATGTGCAATTATACGATCAAAAGTATGCTCAAGCAGTGCAATTTTTAGCACAAACGCAGATGGGCAGAAAAAGAAGAGACGAATACTCAGATGGGGTCCTCCGTATTCCTCTTAAGTCAGTAGATCCCGGAGGTAACTAAAGATGGCAATTACACAAGCAGTCTGCAATAGTTTTAAAAAAGAACTATTAGAAGGCGAACATGATTTTCGTTCATCTGGTGGAGACGCATTTAAACTTGCTTTGTATACAGACTCTGCAACCCTTGGTGCTACTACTACTGCATATATTACAGGTAATGAAGTTAGTGCTTCAGGTTCCTATGCTGCTGGTGGTGGAGCATTAACCAATCAAGGTGCTTCAGCTTCTGGTGCAACATCATTTATTGATTTTGCTGACTTAAGTTTTACAAGTGCAACAATCTCAGCACAAGCTGCTGTAATCTACAATTCAAACACTTCTGCAACTACTAACACAAATGCGGCGGTAATGGTTTTAGATTTTGGTGCAGTGAAAACTTCAACATCAGGTACATTTACAATTCAGTTCCCAACAGCAGATTCATCTAACGCTATATTAAGAATATCTTAATATAAGTATTTAGCTTTTGTTGTAGTTGGGCTAAGATACAACTATGTTTTTTGGAACTACAACCTTTGCTGAAGATTCATTTAGTGCTCAAGGGAGCAAGAGTGAAGTCGTTGCCCTTTCGGGCATAGCATTATCCACAGCCGTAGGAACAAGCACAGCTAGTGCAGGTGCAACTGTATCTGTAACTGGTATTGCTTTATCTTCTGCTATCGGTGATGCTTCTATCAGTATAGGTGCAAATGCACCTGTCACTGGTGAATCCTTATCTACAAACATTGGTAATGTAGTAATTCCAAACGTAGGAGTTGCTGTCACTGGTCAGTCTATGACCACAGCGATAGGTCCTTACAGTATTGTTGCTGGTGGTCAAACTACAATAGTTGTTGGTGCGGAAGCATTAGTCGAAACTTCTATTGGCACTCCTGTTGTATCAGGATCTGCAATCGTATCGGTATCAGGCCAATCTATTACCACAGCTATCGGTGATGAAGTTGTTACAGGTTCAGCATTAGCCACACCTACAGGCATTGCTTTAACAACAGCTTTAGGAACAGAGACTGTCACAGGATCTGCTACTGTATCTGTTACAGGAGAATCTCTAACAACATCAATTGGTGATGAAAACATCACTGGATCAGCTTTAGTCACACCTACAGGAATAGCTCTGTCAGTTGTAATCGGTCAGGCCGAAGGTCAAGCAGGAGCTGATGTTCCTGTTACAGGTCAAGCGATTACTTCTGCTCAAGGTAGTGTCACAACAACAGCCTCTGCTGTGGTTTCACCTACTGGCATAGGGCTCACAGTCGGTCAAACAGGTGTGGGTGTTATTGCGTGGTCACCTGTGATACCGGGAGTTAATAATGCATGGACTCCAGTAGACGACAGTAATACTAATACGTGGACAGATGTCGATGATTCTGCTAATAATGTATGGACAGACGTAGATGACAGAGAGGTCGCATAATGGCTTTTGGACTTAATGATCGAGTAAAAGAAACAAGTACAACAACAGGAACAGGTACCCTAAATTTAGCAGGGGCAGTAGAAGGTTTTGAAACCTTTGTTGCTGGTATTGGCACAGGCAAAACAACCTTTTATGCTATCTTTGCAGGCACACAATTTGAAGTAGGTATTGGTACAGTTACCGATGCTTCACCTGATACATTATCAAGAACGACAGTTATCTCATCATCAAACTCAGACAACAAAGTAGATTTAGCTGCAGGAGAAAAAACAGTTATCTGTACTCTTCCTGCATCTCGTACACCCTCTGCTGCGATGACAGCTCAAAATTTTATAAGCACACATGATACGACAATTACAGAGGATCAAACAATAGCATCAGGAGTTCTCGCAGGTCCTGTTACAGTTACAGGAACCGTTACAGTTACGGGATCATTGGTGGTTATTTAATGTCACAAATAGAAGTAAATAAAATAATACCTCAGTCTGGTACAACAGTACAATTTGGTGAATCAGGCGATACAATTAATGTTGTGGGTACATTAGATGGAAGTGGTCTCACAGGTCTTAACGCATCTAACATAAGTACAGGTACTCTCAATGATGCAAGACTATCTACTAACGTTACCTTATTAGGAGCATCACCTACCTACAGTGGTATATCACCGACCACAGCATTACCAAGTACAGCAACTAACTTCACTGTTACAGGAACAGGATTTACAGCAACAACAATTTTTGAATTAGTAAGCACTACAGGTGCTATCGTCACACCGAATAGTGTTACCTTGAATAGCGCTACAAGCGTTACTATCAATGCAACCATTGCTACAGGTGGCACATACTTTATTAGAATTGAAAATGATTCAGGATTAGCTACACGTTCAACCAATGCAGATCTCACTATTTCTTCAGCACCAACTTTTTCAACTTCGGCTGGTACGTTAGGAAGTTTTGATGCTGGTGCGTCTATCAATGTTGCTATCACTGCAAGTTCCGATTCTGCTGTTGATTTTAGTAAAACATCAGGAACATTTCCGGGTGGACTATCTTTAGGAAGCACACAAAATACAGTATATTTAGCAGGTACAAATAGTGGTACAAGTGCAACCACAACATTTAATTTTACAATCAGAGCAACTGATCAAGAGTCACAAACTGCTGACAGAGCTTTTTCAATGACGATTAATGTTGGTTTAAATTCATCAATGAGGTTTATCTAATGGCTAGTACAAAGTTAACAAGAACACCAAGTGGTGCAGGTAACAAAAAAACGTTTAC